GCACGCGACCGCTCGATCGCATGCCGCGCCTCCGTCCTTATTTGCACCGCATGGCTGAACACTCCGCTCCAGCTCTGGAGATCGACCCGAAATACGGCCCCTTCGACAAGCACACGCCGATGATGCAACGGCGCTTGTCCGTTGCCAGATAAGGAATTGCAGCCCCACCTACGCTAAACATTACGCGTAGATAGGACAGGCATATTGAAACTCACCACCGCTGCGGTGCCGTGCTGGAGCATCGCCGGCAGCTGATGGCGGGCTGGGCCCGCTTCTACGCCGGCGGGGCGGCAGACATCGTCCCATCGGACCCGCCAGGGCTGCACGCAAGGCCTCCTCACCTCTGTAATGCTGCGCGGCCGCACGAAGCGGTGGCAGCGCAACGCTCGCCCAGGCGCTACGCAAGCGACTTCAGTACCGTCGACGATCGTAGAACGGGGGCCCATCACCAACGCCACCGGAAGCAGCCAAATGGTCGCCTGACTCCAGCCCTGCCCGCGATTTCTCACTACCGAAACATTGCCCGGAATAAGGCACCGAGTTGGCGGCCATGTTTTATCATGGGCGGAAAATGGACCTGCGCGCCTTCAATCGGCGCAAAAAATCCGGTATCGGGGAGGAGCAATATGCAATGTCCGCACTGCGGCGTCCACATTCACCCTGCGTGGAATGAGACGGGCCTTGGGCGCTGGGGCAAATGGTCGTGGGTTGTGAACGCCATGACCTGCCCCGCATGTCGCGAAGCAATCATCTCGTTAGGGCCCACGAACGAATTCGGAATCCCAATGCGCCAACCAACCATTGCCTACCCCTCAAAAGCGCTGATTCGAAAGGCCCCCGCTGAAACACCTGCTGACGTCGCAGACGATTTCAATGAGGCTGCACTCGTTCTCCGCGACAGCCCGAAGGCCTCAGCCGCTCTGAGCCGCCGGTGCCTACAAGCCGTGTTAAGGGCCGCAGGCTATGCTCAAAAGGACCTCGGCCCCGCCATCCAGGCTGCACTGGACGACGGTAAGCTGCCCCCTGCGATCGCGCAGAATCTTGATGCAATTCGGAACATCGGCAATTTTGCCGCGCACCCTCTTAAAGATACGAATACTGGCGAGATCTTGCCCGTTGAGCCTGAGGAAGCGGAGTGGAATTTGGAAGTTCTTGAGCTTCTCTTTGACCATTACTATGTTCAACCAGCCCGCGCGGCTGAGCGACGCGCGCAACTTGACGCAAAACTTGCGAAAGCTGGCAAGCCACCGATGAAGGCGCCGACTTCGGTCGCGCCTGCACCCCCTACTTCCTGACGTAGCAAGGGGCCACGCGCCCGATGCGTCGAACTCTCCATCCGTAGGCCGAGTGGTCGAGCCGCTCACGCCTCAAAAGGCGCTTGTCCATTGCCAGACATGTGCCGGCAACCTCTGGCCGAACCGCATGAACCGATGTTTGTGGTCCCATAAACGGATTTTTCGATGACACAGGCAACAGAATCCGACGAACAACCCGCGATTGCTCAACGCCGTCTCGAACTGATGGATTTGTGGTTGAACATGGTGCTTGAGCAAACTCAAACCACGACCACCGAGGGCCTAAAGTTCCTTGGATTGCTTTGCCTCGGTGGAACAGCCACGGGCCTCGGATACCTAGGAGCTACAAAATCGGCCCCGCCACTTGTGGTAGTTGGCATTAGTCTCTTTTTCATCGCCGGACTGCTCCTCGCCGTGGGGTACTACGTGGTACAGCGCTTTTCCTCCCTCGCCCTCCAAAAAATCATGGCAGCACGTGCTGCATTTGGCCTTCAACCAGATTGCGCCACCTGGCAGGCACAGCTGGAGAAGCTCATGGGCATGAAAGAGAGTCGGTGGGTCCAGCGCATAGCTTTGGGCATCATTGCGTTAGTCGCACTGGCGGGCGCGCTGATGATGGTGGGGGTAATGCAGCAGGTCTCAGCCGGCCCCACCGCGACGAGGCACGACGCGCCGGACTCGAGTGTGCAGCTGCAGCTCGCACCTCGAATCTCAATAACTCCGCCGACTCCGTCGGCGGAGGTGCAATCGAAATAGCAGATATCAACAAAGTGGCTTAAAGAGCATTTCCTACATGTCCGCATTATCCGGATCGAATCAACTGCGGATGCCGTGATTCGACGTCGCGTGCGGAAGGCCGTTGGAAACTTCTCACCTCAGTCCACTCCCGGCTCGCGCTCATACCCGTCGCACGGGTAGCTCGTATTCGGCAGCCCTCGATCGCATCCCGCAACATAGCTCACCCAGTGCGCCGTCGGATGCCCATGCACCTTGACGATGGCGTGCGAGCACGTCCAGCACTTGCGCTCCCTGTGCAGGATGTCGCTCCAATGAAGGCCCTCGTCGAGTCCTGGGCATGATGGGGTTTTCATACTGTATAAATATACAGTACCTGAAAAGACGTCCCGCTCTATCATGGGCCGACCCCTCGGGAGCCGCCCATGTGCTACTCAGCCCAGATCAAAGCCGACTACAAGCGCTTCGTCAGCGAGTACGGCGCCATCATGTCGCTCGACGAGTTCACGCGCCTGGTGACTGAGTACTTCAAGAACCCAGGCTCGGTGAAGTTTCCGAAGGCCATGACAGCGCCGTTCCTAGAGTCGCCGGAGACGGAGGAAGAGAAAAAAATTGCGGAGGTGCTGCGAGCAGGTCAGGAGGCGGAAGAGATCAAGCTCCTGCAGGAGCTCGCCAAGCAGCGCGAACGATTGGAGAAGGCGCGGGCCGCCATGGAGCGCAAGGCCACGAAGACCGCGACCGAAGAGCTGCGCAAGGCCTCGAACAAGGTGGCTTGGGTGGAGGGAAAGCTCGACGAGCTGAAGAGCACGGAGATCAAGCCGCGCGATGCGCGCATCTTCCCTGGCTGGTACGCGCCCGTGATGATCTGGGAGAACGGCCGCCGCGTCATCAAGCCCATGCGCTACCAGTGCCGGCCGGCCGGAAAGCCAGAGTTCTACGACACCAAGTACCCAGGCACGTACAACGCGAGAATGGACAACCTGCGGGGGTTTTGGAAGGGCCAATACGGCCACACGCACGGCGTGGTGCTGGTGGACGCCTTCTACGAGAACGTGAAGGATGCACAGGGAAGGAACATCATCCTGGAGTTCCGACCGGACCCTCCGCAGACGATGATTGTGGCCTGCCTATGGTCGCACTGGCGAGCGACCCAGCCGGGCGAGAAGGATCTGCTCTCGTTCGCCATCATCACCACCGACCCGCCGCCGGAGATTTCGGAGGCCGGGCACGACCGCTGCCCAGTGCCGATCAAGTCCGAAGACCTGGACGCTTGGCTGAACCCCGACCCGAACAACCTCGAGGCGATGGACGAAATCCTGCAGGACAATGCGATGCCCCATTTCGTGCATGCGGTTGCAGGTTAGGAGCACGTGGCCTTACTGAAGCTGAGGTAGACGGCGATCGCGGAATTCGCCGGACGGGCGGTTCGATTGACGACCCGGCATAAGACGCAGTGGCGAACCCCACCCGGGCAGTCCAACGAGCAGTCTGATTTAAGCTTGGCCAACGCCAACGGCGCCAGGGTGAAACTTACCGAGACGATGGACGCGAATTATTCTGGATTCAAAATCGCCGGCTTGGCGCGAAGGATGCCCGCAGACCGTTACGCGGTGCGGCTCCCCGCCCTTCAACCCTGCATTTGGATAAAAAAGAAGGCCCTTCGCCCCCATGTGTCAAGACTAGCCAATCGCAATTGATCCCTTATACTCGGGGTTACGGCAACACACCGCCGTTATTTGCTGTGGTCTTGAAAGGAAAAGACACGTGTTATAGCGCGAGGCGCCCGGTAAAGCCGATACCGGAGCCGCTGAAGAGAAAAGGATGGCCGGGCGCGCAACCCCGTCAGAAGGAAATCGCGCGCCCTTAGGCCGGAGGCTGAAGTACTACGCCTGAAGATTGAGAGTTCTCCGCTGTTCCAGAGCGGAAACTCTTTGGATGCCGACAAGAATGCGGTAGAAATTTCACCGTAATCTTTTTCGATGCATCCGTAATCTTCAGGCTCCATTCTACGGAATGTTCGCGAGATGTGTATGAAATTTTTTGCTCAAAAGTGAGCAACGCAACTTACGACCAGAAATTTGGAGTCGAAATGGCAAACAAAAACTTTGTTGTACTGGTGGCGGTCCATCACGGCGCCGTCGATGATCTCGATCGTATTGTCCAAAAGCTGGCAAGCATTGGCTGTCACCAGCGCATCCGCGCGGACGATGGCAAGCGCTTCGCGCTCCATGACATGTCGTTTGTGATCGAAACGGCGCTTGACCCAGACGCGCTGACCGACTTGGTCTTCCACACCGTTCGTAGTGCAACGCTGCACTTGGCTCCGCCAGAGGTCGCCGTGTTTCGCTTCGACAGTGCCTGCTGGAACCTGCGCGAGATGACCAGCCCGGACGAGAACCGCCCGCCACAATTTTAACCGTTGACGGCGGCTTGACAGGACGGCGGGCGCTTGCGCCCGCCCCTTCTTAATCCGCTCAGTCCGTCACTCCACGGCCCGTCGCCACGCAGTTGAGTCCGTATCGGCCATGCACTCGAACGAGTGCTGGCACCGATAGGCGCTGCGCCTCACGGCATCAGCCACCCCTTGTCAGGGAATCGTAACTGCGCTCGCAGGCGAGCCCGGCGACCTTGAGCTTGTCGGCATATTCGCCAAGCTGTCCCGCAGCGCTGTCAGTCCGGCTGAGCACGTCGACGAGCACATCGAGGGGGTCTCCACCAGGCTGACCCGGGCCTGTGCCGGCAGCGGCGGTATGGCTGGCGGCGCGACTGGCTGCCACGAGCTGGGCAACTCGTGCGCGCAGCTTGTCAGCAGCAGCGTTGGCGGCACGAGCATCAGCCACAGCCTGGTCACGTTCTTTCGTTGCAGCATCGGCAATTCCTTTCTGTTCGGCAATTCGGCGTTGTTCTTCTGCCCGGGCGGCTTCTGAGGCTGTAGCCACGGCTCGAGCCCGGCCTTCGCGCTCCTGCGCGTGCGTTGCTTCAAGTTGTTGGAGCTGCTCGCCCAGCCGCCAGCCATTGATCGCCCAGCCAGCAGCAAACGAGCACGCGGCGATGACAACGGCAAGGATCGAACGCCATGGCAGCGCGCCGAGGGCAGTTCGAGCAGTTGCGATATCGATCATGGTGTCGCGGCGCATCGCGCATAGAGATCCGCCGTCACGCGGATGTGGTTGAGCATGTCGGCCTGGCCGGCACCAGGCCTCAGGGTGGGAAGTGCCGGGCAGTCGCGCAGCGGTGGCGCTGTCGGCGGCTCGGACGCGGCGCACCCGGCCAGCAGGACGAGCAGCAGGATCGATCTCACTTTCGGGCCTCCCTCACCTTTTGATTTGCCGCCTCGATGTCGCGGTTGACCTGGTTGCGCTCTGCCTCGGTGATCGGCCTGGCCGGCCCGGGCGCAGGGCGGCTGGCCCGTTTTGCAGACCTGGCCGCCTCGGCCGACGCTTCGGCGGCCTCGGCTGCAGCGCCGGCGGCCTGGGATACCTTGGGCGTCAGCGCCTCGAGCGTCTGGCTGTAGGCCGACTGCAGCCGCGCGATCTCAGCTTGGTGGTCGTCGCGCTGCTGCGCCATCAGGTCGCGGAACTGCCATTGGCACAATGCGTAGCCCGCGCCGGCGCCGCCACCGACCATCAACGCCATCAGCGTCACCGCCTCCAGCATGTGCGCCAGGCGGCGGAACGTTGTCTGGTGGCTCTCCACCCAATCACGCAGCTTTCCCATCGAGTCTCTCCTTCAGCAGCCGGACTTCGGCTGTCAGGGCGGCGATCGTGCCCTTCAGTTCACCGATCTCGCGGTAGGCCTCGTTCCGCTCTTTGTAGGCCGTGTCCGCCCGTTGCTCGGCCAGGTCGGCGCGAGCATTGGCCTTGTCGAGCTGCTCGGACAGCCGCGCGATGATGTCGATCTGCGCCTGCGTCTCTGCGCCGTCGACCTTGTCGTTACGCCACGCACGTCGGATGAACCACACCGCCCCGCCCACCGCCGCCGTAATGAAGCCGATCGCTCCGCCCGTGCCCCCCGGCACATTGAATTCGTTCAGATCCATCGTTTCTCCGCTGGGCTTACGCCTCGATGTCGGTGCCACCGTGCAACAGGTACTGCGCGCGCAGCTCCTCGAACGCGTGCTCGTGCTGGCCATAGCCGGCACCCGGCAGGCTTGCCCAGATCTTTCGGCACTTCGTGATGGCGGTTCGCAGGCGGCCAGCCTGGATGTCAGCGAATGCACCCTGCTCGCGGATCTGCTGGACCGCGATCGCGTCTTGCGCGGCCGGGCTGAAATCGCGCAGGCCGAGCAGCCGCTTGTACGGGTCGAACCAGCGTGCGAGCAGCTGGTAGCGCCCGGCGGCTGTCGACTTGATCCCGAGCCGCGGCAGATCCACCAGGATGCGCGGATGGTCGGCGTAGGTGACGAAGATGCCACCGCCCACGATCACGTCGTAACCGTGGTCGCGCGTGGGCTGTTTGCCGTTGTCGGTGCCCTCGCTGAACCCGAGCATGTCGAGAAAGGCAGCCATGTTTTGCCCGCCCAGTTGAGCAGGATCTGTGAATGGCATGGTCGCTCCAGAAAAGGAAAAACCCGCCTGGTGGCGGGTCGTGGGAATCAAAAGATCACGGTAAGAATCGGCCCAAATGACCGTTTTCTTTGTGGCGACGCCTGCGTAAACTTTGGTCGAGCTCGCGGTCGGGCGCAGCGCGCCCTATCCTGCTCCGCATCAAACAAGAACAGACGTTTTGGGGGTCCTCATGCAAGCATTTCGCATTGCAGCCCTGTCAGCACTCGTCGCTGTCGCAGGCTGCGCAACCACCACAACCACTGACGAGCCCATTGCGTGGCGCCTTGAGCGCGAAGAACACGCCGCGCGCGTGCGGGTCTTCGAGTGTCGCGAGGCCGTGGCCCGCGGCGCCCGAACGGACTGCAAACCGGAGATCGCCGCGCTGGCCACTGCGGAGCGCGCCCGCGATCTGGCGCGCTACTCCGGCGTCTCGAACGCCGGAGCGCTTGTCATCGATTGACTCAGTAGCGCGACACGTCAAGCATCAAGGCACTGGAAGGGCGACCGTCGTATCTGAAATACGAGCCCTCAGCGTTTGACGTTCCCTGGTCGATGGGCGTCCACCGCATCCGCACGCCAGTCGGAAGCGGCTGAAGGCCGCTGGACCAGTCAACGCGAAGCTCGCCATCGTTCAGAGACTCCGCGAATCGGTCCATTGTCAGAACGGCCGCATAGGTGCCGGCCGGCAGCCCACCTAGGTCGAGATTTTGGTTCATATCGATCGGCTGGCCGCCCGGCAGAGCGATCACCCCAGCCGGCAACATATATTTGAAGCTCGAATCGAAGGTGCATCGGCCAGCGGCATTGAAGACCTGCAACCCAACGCCGTGGGCTGGCGGCGCTGGGGGCGTGTCAAACACGTAGTACGTGATCGGCGTTCCATCCAATGTCTTGCTGTCGACAGACAACTCGAATGTCCACTGAGAACCGGACTGACGCACGGCACGCAGGGCGACTGGGTAGTTCGCTCGCACCGCGACCAGGGGATTTAGCGCCGAGACAGTGACAGTCGCGTAATAGATGAAAACGAAATACCCGGGCACCTGGGTTGACGCAGCAACTTGACCGGTCGCAATCAAGGCAAGGTTCGCATACGTCTCATCGATCTGCAGCACCCCATTGGCGTTGAAGACAGTCATCCCTGCAGGCATCAATACACCCCCACAAACACGTTGACGCTCGTGCGCTCAATGACTGTGACCTGGTCGAAGACCCACGACACGGTGTTCCCGCTCAACTGGACCGTAGGCGTGTAGGCCTGAATTGACAACCCCATGCCTTGCACAACCATGAATGGAATACCACCGTCCAGGCCACCGACCACGCGGGAGCCATCCTCGGTACCGGTAGGAAAGACCGCCACGATTCGTCCAACGCGGTCCGCCAGGTCGACAACCACCCGCCCCTGCGCATCGAACACTTGCAACCCTTGCGGCATCACCAAATCCCCCAGCGCACCCGCAGCACGCCGTTCGCGTCGAACACCTGCCCTCCTTGGTCAGTTATGCGCACGTAACCGCCTCCAGGCGCTCCATTGAGCTCAAACGTCCCGTTCTTGTCGAGCACCCACCGTGGCCGTCCATTCGCACCGATCGCTGTCGATTGAATGATGCTGCCGATCTTGGCGTTGGTGATCGTCCCGTCCTGGATAAACGCAGAGTCCATGAAGACCTGACCACCCTGGATCACAAACGGCGTGAGCACGCTGTTTCCGTTGGGATGGATGACGCCAAACCGGTCGGCCGCGATCAGCACCTGGCTTTCGATGACACCATTGTTGTTCTCGACGCCGACGCCGATGCCGGCCAGATACGTCCGGCCGTTGGCGGCAATCTGCGTTTTGATGGTGTACATCGCGGCCAGCTTGCCGTTCTGCTCGGCCACGGCCTGCTGGGCCACCTGCACGGCCGCCGTGTTCTGCGCCACCGTCGCCTGCATGGTGTCGACGCGCTGCGCGACCGCCCGTCCCGCCTCTTCAAGCACCGACTGTGTCGACACGATCCCTGCGAAGACGTGATCGTCGCCGGCATAGTCGTTGTCGCTGCCCGCCATCGGCGGTTCGATGTTCTCGATTGCCGACAGCAGGTCGCCAGCGAGCTGGCTCTTGCCGATTTGGCCGTTGATGTAGCCCAGGATGTCGGAGGCCTGCGAGCTGCTCGCTCCCGGCACGCCGGCGCCACTCGGGTACCACGCGCCGATATTTCCGGACTTGTCGACCAGGCGCGCCCAGAAGTAAAACTGCGCGCCGGCCGCCAGCCCCATCATCGTGTGCGTGTTTGCCGGAAACGCGAAATCCCCCAGCTTGATCGCATCGTCGCGGCTCGGCGTCCGGCTGTACCACAGCTCGGTGCGCTCGACGTCCAGCGGACCCGTCGGAAACGCCCAGTCCAGCCGAATGCCGAACACGATCGACGTGGCCAGCAGCGTCCCGACGACGGGCGGCGGGCTCGTTTTCCCCTCGAGCCGCGTTTCGGCCGAATACGCCGGCGCAGAGGCGACGTCCAGCGCGTTGACGGCGCGCACGCGCGCGACGTACGTCCCGGCGTATACATTCCGGACCTCGAGGCTCTGCGACCCGGTCCGACCGGCACTGACCCACTCACCATTGTCCCGGCGCCAGTCGACGGTGTAGGCAACGGCGTTGGCCGACGGCTGCCAGCTGACCACCATGGTCGTGACCGCGATCCCCTGGTCGACGGCACTGTAGGTGCTCAGCGTCACGTCGGTCGGCGGCGGCTGCACAGACGGCGGGATCACGGAAATCGGCCGGGCCTCGATGCGCGTTCCGTGGTCGATGGCCGAGTACTTCGACGGGTTGTGCTGGAGCGCGCTGATCTCGAACGTCATGTCGTCATCAGCTTCGGTGACGGAAATGACGCGGAACAGCTGGGTCTTGAGGTCCGCGCTCTCGATCGACCACACCGCCTCGGATTGCACCTCGTGCGACCAGTCGGCGGACACCGTGACGGTGTTTCCGTCGATGCCGTTGATGGTCCGGCGCTGAGCCGTGCCGTCCACCATATTGACGATCAGCGTGTCGCCCGGCGCGCCCACCGGCGGCCTGTCCAGCGTGACAGCTCGCCCGGCCGCCGACCGTACGCGCCCACCGTTGCTGCGGCCGGCACGGGAAGGATCGGCGACTTCGATAATGGACCCGGGCATGACGACGGCCTCGTCCAGCCCCACCTTGAACGTGACGGTTTCCGTCTCGAGTCGACTGGTGAGCAGGATCCACTGGCCGACGCGCTGCGCCTGCCCCTGCGACGTGCACCCAAACGCAGTTACCTCCGTCTGCTGGATGCCGTAACGGGCAATCCCGTCGGCATCCTGGACGGGCTCCACTTTGGCGACGTATCGGTCGGCGGGGTCGTTCCAGGACACCAGCGCCACGGTTTTCCGCGCGCGCCGGGCGCTGCCGGCGTACACGAATTGCCCGTCGATGACGTTGCCGGCATGGAAAAGATATGTCGCCGTCGTTGGCATGTCCGCAACCGCAAACACGTTCCCTGCGGCCCAGAACGCCATGCCACGGAACACGCTGGCCAGATCCTGCAGGACGGCGTAGGCATCGTTGCGCTGCTGCAGATAGCAGTTGCAGGTGAACCGCGGCTCCTGCCCTCCCTTGCCGTCCGGCACCAGCTCATCGCAGTATTGGCCGATCTGGTACAGGGACCACTTATCGACCATCGCGGCATTGACGCGGTCGCCCAGCCCGTAGCGGGTGTGCAGCACCAGGTCGTAGAACACCCACGCCGGGTTGTTGCTGTACGCCACTTTGAAGGTGCCGTCCCAGAGGCCGGTGTACGTCCGGGCCACCGGGTCGTAATTGCTGGGCACCCGGATGATGCGGCCGCGCAGATGGTACGAACGCGTCGGGATGCTGCTGAACTGCCGCGCATCCACCCGGATGCCGATCAGCGCCGAGTTGGGGTAGCGCAGCTTCGCGTCGATGACCTCGGCGAACGATTCAACGCGCGTCACGTCGGCGATCGTGCCACTGTTCGCGTTCGGCGTGATGCGGCGTACGCGGACGGTCCATCCGTTTTGTGCCGGAGGGAGCTCGATCCGGTGCGTGCGCGCGTATTTGCTCGTCGTCTTGCCGTCGAAAGCGCTGGCCAGCACCTGCTGAAACGCCCCGCCATCCGTTGCAAGGTCAATGGCGTATTCGACCCGGTAGCCGTTGATATTGCCGTTGCTCGTGTCGGCCCGCGACAAAGCGGGGACAGACAGCTGCACGCGCACGGCCGAGAGCTGCGTATTCGCAACCGCACGCACCCACGGCGTCGCCGAGGTGAGCTCGACACCGACAGACGTCTCGTTCTCGACCGACGGGAAGCCCGGGATGTAGTCCTGGTCCTGCGTGCCGGACCGATAATCAACGGCGACGTTCTGGAAGTTCAGTGAGCCGTCAGGGTTGGCCAGCGGCGTGCCATCGAGAAAGATGCTTTGCAGGCCATTGACCAATCCAGCAATCTCGCCCTCGGACACGAGATCGAGAATGCGCGCATAGGCAATGGAGTGCAGGCTGTCGGGCGATTCGACCGGCGCGCTACCGCCGCCGCCATCCTTGCCGCCACCGTATCCGACAATGTTTCGCACTTCGGGCGTCCCAAAAGAAAAGCCCTGCCGAAGCGGGGCTGCATTGTTCGAGTTCGCGCGCAGGCGACCAGGTCGCTACACCTGGTCCTCCGCGTAGATGCCACCGGAAATCACTGCCGAGCCGACGATCATCTCGCCGTACAGCAACGGCACCGGATTGCCTTGGGCGCTGGTGTTCACTGGCCCGTTGAAGTTGTAGGACGCGCCGTTTTCCGGGGAATCCTTGGCCGACAGGCCGCGCGGCACGGGCGAGAGCATCTGGACGACACCGCCCAGCATCATCGCGCCGCCAAACTGCATCATTGGCACACCGATGCTCGACAGGGAACCCGCGCTGAAATAGCTGATCGCGGCGCCCACGACGACCAGCACTGCACCAAGGATCGTCTGCAGGACGCCGCCGCGCTTGCTTCCCACAAGCACCGGCGCGATCCGAATCTCTCCGCGGCCGGGCGGCAGTTCGAGCTCCTCCTTGGCAAGGTTGCGCTGGCCCACGAAGACGGCGTACGTCACGCCCTTGCTCTTGCTCTCCAGGAGCTCGCGCCGAAATCCCTTGAGCAGCACGCACAGCGCATTGATCGCCTCCGCCGGGCTGCTCACCGCCAGCTCGAACCGGCGACCGAAGCGCGCGCCCAGCTTCCCGTACAAGCGCACGGTGCGGATCTTCTGTTCCATCGTTCACCCTTCCGAAACGTGCCGCAGCACACAGCGCGTGATTTCCCGCCAGTAGCCGCCGTATACATCGCGCGACGACAGCCTCCCGTGCACGTGGTGCAGCATGTGCCCGCCGCCGAGGTAGACGCCGGCATGGTTGGGCACGGGCGCCCGCAGCTGCATGAGGATGACGTCGCCCAGGCGCTCCGGCGTGTCCTGCGACACCACGCGGAAGCCTGCCTCCGCGTAGTGCTCCATGTAGAGGTCGCCGCCTTGCGACCACCAGTCGTCGTGGCGCTCGAAATCGGGCAGGAGGATGCCGCGCTCGCGCGCATACCAGTCCACCACCAGCGAGTAGCAGTCCAAAATGCCGTGGGCGAATTGCCGGCCGACCAGCGGCGCCTGGTATCCACAGGGCTCGATCGTCCGCACGTCGTCCGCGGGCCAGGAGATGATGTGCCAGGGCAAGCCTGATGCCTCACATGCGACCCGGTCCGCCTGGCTCGGCTCGGCGCTCGCGTTCGGATGGCTGTGAACTACCGCCATCACCTCGCCGAGATCTTCCGCGGCCGCGTAGTCTTCAGCGGGCAACTCGAAATGCTCCGTGCCGACCGCGACATTGCGACACGGCACGTAGCGCTCCCGGCCCTTGACCACCACCACCAGCCCGCAGGCCTCCCGCGGGAAATCGCGCGCGGCGTGCGCCCGCGCGTCTTCAAGCGTCTGTTGCTGCATGTCAGGTCCGCACTAGGTCAGCCGCCGGGTACGCACCGATCGGCAGCGGGTTGTTCGCGCCAAAGCGACGTTTGCACGACGACAGGCGGCCGCCGCACTTGTCGAGTGCGGGGTCGTCGACCGGGTTGTCGTCACGATCGAACATGGCAGCGCCGGTGTAGCCGCAGTTCGGGCCGCGATATCCCCCGATCATGAGCCAGGGGCACACATTGGCAACGATCTGGCGGCGCGGCAGCTGGACACCATTGAAATCGAGCGCGCTGGACAGCTCGAACTCCACGATCTCGTTCGTCTCGTTCGTTTTCTGCTCGATGTACCACTCCTCGACCGGCATTTCTTCGGTCGGATCCGCTTCCGGATTGCCGTCGGGGAAATTGCGCGCATCGAGAAAGCGGCCGAGCGTGCGCCGGCGCCGCACCTTCGCACCCACCATGTCGTGGGTCGCAATACAGATGGCCGAGATTGCACCGTCCACATTGCCGACGGTGAGGCGAGGCGCTGGCTGCTGCCCCTGCCCCGTGCGCGCGAAGCTTTTGGCCTCGATGGGCCACGGGCCGTACTCGTTGCCCTGCCACCAGATCGGGCCGACCTGGGTGTAGCCGTGGAAGCGCAGCACGTCGCCGGCGATCTCGGTCGCGTCGAGCTCGAAAAGCACGACGCGGGCACCCGGCTCCAGGCGCTGAATGTCGGCGGTGATTTTCATCTTCCACCAGCCTCCAGGGCCGCGATGCGCTCGAGCGCCGCGTCGTACTTGTCTGCGAGCTCCTGAACCGCGGACCAAAGATCGGGAATGAGCTTCGAGTAATCGACAGTTTGCGGGACGATGGATTCGCTCAGCTCGACGTCCTCGGGCTGAATGTCGTGCGGATCTGCGCCATCGCGGATGAGCGGAACAAACTCGACCGCATCCTTCTCGCCCGTCACCGCGAAATCGAAGTCCTGCTGGATCTCGTGCGCGATGCCATAGCGAACGCGCTTCCCAGGCGCAGCCTTGAATTCGCCTTCATACATCGGCGTCCGACGTACGCGATCAAGGGCGCCGGTAATGCGAACAGAGTTCTGCTTGAGCCGATAGTCGGACGAAGTGTTGTAGAAAACGCTCGTGTCATTGGAGGTAATAGAGCCAATGCGCGCCCCGCCCGAGTTGGCGAAGACGAACGGCTCAGCAGAACCCCCAATGCTCGGCTGCATGTACACCCCGACCCCTCTAGCGTTCCCGTATCCGGTCACCACCATCTTGGTCGCGTTTCTGGTGTCGCCAACCTGCATGGCAAACGGAATCGTCACGTATCCGTCGGAACGACGGATTTGCATTGCCATGAGCTTGTAGGCCCCGGCATCGGTATAGGTCGCGAAATTGAGGCTCGAACCTGCATCGCCCCCCGTCTCCGCGCCACTATCGACGAAGATTGCGATGCGTCGATTTGCGCCGGAGGAGAATGACAGGACTCGATCGTTTCCAGCCGGTTTGACGATGTCAATGTACGCAAGGGCCACCTCGCCCCCACGATCGACTTTATTGGCGAGCGCCTGCGTGTTCTGGGCAATCGCGGCCGTGTTTGCGTCAATGGCACTCTTGTTGGCTGCAATCGAGTCATCATGAGCGGCAACTGCTGCAGCGACCTTGACCATGTTTTTGTTGGTCTTGTCGTTCGCCGTGCGCTGCGTGTCTCCATCCTTGCCGAGCGGCGCCGTGCCAAGGTTGATCTGTTCGAGCTGAAGGCTCATGGTGCGAAGCTCTCAACGAAAGTTGCGGAAAGCGAATACACCCCAGCCGCCTCGACGGCCGGTGTGTATTCACTGATGCGGTAGCGCCCCTGCTCGCCCAGCGGCGGCGTCCAGAGAAACGACTTGGCGCCGGCGTGCCGATCGATGAAGGCCTGGATATCGCGGATGCGCGCCGCGTCGCCGACGAATTTCATGGGCCACGAGCGCGTCCGGTTGTTAATGCCGTCCGGCACCACCTGCTGGTAGCCGTCTCCGAACTGCGCCGAGCGCGTGCGCAGCTTGACGCTGCCCTGGGCGCTGCCGCCCGCGGCGCGCCATGTGAAGGTCTCAAGTGCCATGGGTTTCCTGTCAGCGGCGCAGACCCGACAGCACCCCACCCTGCAGCGTTGCGCGGTGGAGCTTGTCGTCGATCCGCTGGTCGAGTTGCTTGAAAATCAGATCGATCTGCTTGCGGCCGCCCTCATCGGTCGACTCGCGCACCTCGGGCTGGCTGGGGGCGCCAATGACGTTGATGACGACCCCGCTGGCCAGCGCGTGGTTCGGCACGATGGCGCCGGAACCGTTCGGCCGGAACAGTTCGGGGCCGCGCTCGCCCACCAGGTACAGACCGCCAGCTGAAACCGCCCCCCCGCCGGCGCGTGCACCGTTGAGGAAGAGGCCACCGCCGTAACTCGGTGCCGGCATGCTGCCGCCGTAAAGCAGGTCGCCAGACACCGGCACGGTGCCGCTGCCGGCCGCAGCTGTCGCCGCCCCGCCGAACGCACCGGCGCCCGACATCGCACCGCCGAACATGCTGCCGACCAGGTTGATCCCCATCTGCGCCAGCCCAGAGAGCGCGGCACGTGCCTGGATGCGCGCCAGGTCAGCGATCACGCTGGTGGCGAAGCTCTTGAAATCGAGCTTGCCGCTGGTGGCGAACTTGGCGACGGCGTCCTCCATCGACTGGAACGCGTTGGAGAACAGGCGCTCGGCCGACGCGGCAACGTTCGCGGCGCTGTCGCGGTAATCAGCGAACGCCGTCATCGCGCCGAACTTCCAGTCGGCCTGCTTCGCCGCGAGCGCGTCGTAATACGACCCGAGCTGCGCGAGTGCCTCCTGCTCGCTGGCGTTGATCTGGGCCAGCTCCTCCTTGTAGAGGTCCGACCCCACCAGCCCGCGCTTGGTCATCGACTTGTTCCAGTCGGTGCGCATGCGCTCGAACTCGCGGTAGATCGACCGCGCTGCGTTCACCTGCTCGTTCGCGCGTCGGCCGAGGCCGAAAGCGTCAAGCTGGCGCGCAAACTGCTCGCTGCGCGCCTGGGCCGCATCTGCGATGCGGACGTTCATGCCCTCGGCCTGCTGCTTTGCTTCTTCGAGCAGCTTGTTCTGCTTCTCAAGCTGCTCTGTCTCTTCCTTGCGCTTCCGAATGGCCAGCTCGCGCTCGATGTTCAGGGCGAGTTCCGCGCGGATCTCGTCCTGGCGCGCTAGCAGGCTTTTCTGGTCAGCCGTGAGGGTCTTCCTGCCCTTGATGTCGGCGATCTGCTGCTCGAACTCGGCGCGCGCCTTCTGGCCGGCTGTCAGCTGATCCTCGACGGCCTGCTGCGCCGCCAACGCTGCGCCGGTCTTGCGCAGGTTTTCCAACATGCGCGCGCCGGCGTCTTCGGTGAACGCCTTCGGCGCCTTGTCCTTGTACTTCTCGTTGATCGCGGCAACGCCCTTGGCGTATTCCTCAGCCGACAGGCCCGCCTTCTCCGCGTCGGACTTGAATTTCTTCAGGTCATCGTCACGGATCTGCTGGCGCGAGCGGACGCTCTTCATCAGCGCGTCGATCGATGCCCGGGCACTGATCCGGTCATCCTCGGCGCGCTGCTTGGCGGCCTGGTCGGACGCCTTTTTCGCGTCGGCGACAACGGCGTCGTTGTACTGCTGCAGCCGGGCCCGGTTCGCGTTCAGCGCGGCCTCGAGCTGGACGGTGTTGTAGCCCTTGGCGCGCGCCTCGGCGAGCTCCTTTTCCTGCTGCGCCATGGCGCGATACAGGCCGTTGAGCTTGTCCGCCGGCGTCTCGGCGCGGCCGATGCCCAGCATGGCGTCCCAGGCACGCTTGGCCGTCTCGCTCAGGCCGATCCAGGCGAGCTCCATGTAGCCGACGTTGCGCCGCACTTCCTGCGCGCGGTCGCGCATCGCATCCGCGTACGTCTTCTGGGCCAGCGCCGCCGCTTCGTCTGTCTTCCCGGCGCGCTCGAGCGCAGCAATCTGCTCGTAGATCGCCCCGGTCAGATAGTGGTACTGCTCGTTGAGCTTGGCGGAGTACTTGACCGGCTCCTCCGCCAGCTTGACGAAATCCTTGATGGTGTCGTCTACGGACTGGCCGGTCGCCTTCTGCATCGCGACGGCCGCCGAGGCGACGTCAACCATTTGCTCGCTGGCCACGCGGCCGGTGGCCGTGATGCGAGTCAGCACATCCGCAGCCTGATGTTGCGTTCCGCCGAAGCGCGAAACCTGCTCCGCCATCCCGGCGAGCTGAGCACTGGACACGCCGGCGTAGTGGCCGGTCATGATTAGCGCATTCGTATACCCGCGCGACTCCTGGGCGCCCGACATCCAGGCATACGCCAGCGCTGCGGCGGCGCCGGCCGCCAACGTCGTCGGCGTGACGAGGCTGGCCACGTACGACGCCACGCCCCTGATGGCCGGGCCTACGCCGCCGAACATGTCTTTCAGCTGGCCGCCCTGTTGCGTGAGGATGAGCAGCGGGCTCTGCCCGCCGGCGAGCTGCGTCACGATGTCGGTGATCTGCGGCGACACCATGCGCATTGCCGCCGCCGTCTGGCGCGCCGACATGCCCAGGTTCTGCGTCGACGTGTCGGCCGCCTTGTTGGCGGCCTCTGCCGCACGCAGCCGATCGATGTACTGCTGCGCCGCAGCAGTCACGCCCAGCTGCTCAGCACGCAGCGCCGCATATTCCGACGCCGTCTTGCCGGCACGGTCGGCCTGACGCTCCAGGCTTTTCAGGAACCGCGCGGACGCGGCGTCCATGCTGCTTGCCGCGCTCGTCGCGGCGTCGCCGATGGTCTGGATATTGCGCGCGGAGCGCTTGCCGGAGGACGCTGTGACGTTTTCCAGCGCAGCGACTTCACTGCGTGCCTGCGCCATGCCGACCTTGACGCCGGTCGCGTCGGTGTCGACGACGAGCGTCGCCTTGCCGACTACGGCATTGCCGACCGCTTCTGACATGTCAATCCCCGTTCATTTCCGCCAGAGCGGTGTGTTCCATGATTCGGATGCCCGCGAACACCTCGGCATGCCGATCGGCGGGAACCTGGAGCAGCTGCAAGACCGCTGGAATGGCCGTGTAGTCCAGCCCGATCGGGCCGCGCACACCCATACGCCACTGGGTATGCAGGTGCGCGAACACGTCGACGATCTCGACGTTCTCAGGCCAGATCTCGACGGCCTCGGGCTGGACATCTTCCGGCGCAAGGCCGAATGCGGCGAGCTGATCGGCGGGCGGCGCACGCCAGTACAACTGGCGCGCCGCCGCGATCAGTTTCCCCGGCGTTGACCGGTGAGCTCGGCCAGGTACGTGTCGAAAATGGCGCGCGGCGCTGCGGGATAGTTCTCGAGCAGCAGATTCAGCGCGTCGCGCGAGAAATCCGCGTCGACATCCTCCCAGCCGGCCAGGATCTCGAGCAGCACGTCAGCGTCGCTTTCGGCGCCGTCGGCTTCCGTGCCCCCGCCCACGCGGGCGAAATACTCGCGGATCTCCTCGCGAGTTTTGTGCTTGAAGACGAGCTTCAGCTTTGCGGTGCTGCCGCCAGGAACCGGAATGGGAACGTCAGCGGTAAAGGTCGGGTTCGGTGCGATCTTGAACATGCGATCAGGCCCCTGCGTAGCGAGTGACGTCGCCGGTGAGCGACAGTGTCACGGTGATGGTCATGGCCTCGTTCTTGGTGGTGGTGGGCACCTTGGAGAACGAGACGTAGGCGCGGAAGTACACCTTCGAGTCGCCCGGCAGTGTCATCTCGATGACACGCGGCTCACGGTCTTCGTCCGCCGCATCCAGCAGCGGGTAGTGCGGCAATGATGGGTCGTCGGCCAGCGTGAGCGCATACGAGCGCGCGCTCCGGATCGTGGGGATCTGCTTTTCGTCGCCGGTGTCCTCGATGAACGAGTAGTTGTAGAACTGCTGCTCACCGCCGGAAGCCGTCGACTGCAGCACCTGCGTGATCTGCTGGAACGTCTGCACCGCACGCACGGAACCGATGCCGGTGCCCGCCGGATAGACCGATGTTTTGGTCGTGTCGATGCCCTGGAGCTCAAACTCGTCCGCGGTCGGGCTGTTAACCCGTGCGACGCGGTTGTTCAGACGCGACCAGCCGGAAAGGATTTCGACGATCGTGCCGTCGGTCAGGCCGTGCGCGGCGCTGGTCACCTTTGGCGGCTTGGCGTTGGTGATGTCGGTGAACGGCTTCGCTGCGCCGTAGCTGGCGGCAATGGCGAAGGTCGTACCGTTGGGAAGGCGGACTGCCATGGTGGTCTCCGGAAATGAAAAAGCCCGCGCAAGGCGGGCGGGAAATTGCGGCCGCGGCAGGCGCTACCGCGAAAACCAGATCGAAAAATCCTGTGTGGCGCCGCGCAGCTTGGTGATCGGCTCGAACGTGCCGGCCAGCTCGCCGAGGGGCGTCGCGCGCAGGACCGGATCAAGCTCGAGTGCATCGGCGATCGTGCGCATCAGCGTGCTCGCCTCGTCGCGCGTGTCCGCCCAGAGGTTGAACTGGAACCGGCCGTTGCGCAGGTCCGGCAGTCCTGAGAGGAACGTGAGGGGCATCCCGCCGATCTGCTGGTACGTGATGAACGGCCGTTCCGTCTCGGGTGGCGCCTCGTCGGGATACACACGATCGCCGACCAGCGGACCAACAACGCGCCGAATATCCGCTTCCACCGTCATGCGTCACCCCCGACCGCTACCTCGTTGCCAAAATCGTCGACCACCGTCTTCTTGAGCACCTCGGCCACCTTCTCGCGCGCACGGCGCTGCATGGCCTCGACAGCGTCAGGCGCGCGGTCGAACGCGCGCCGGATAAACGACTGCGCCGGCACCCAGCGAATTCGCCGCTTGCGCCCGCCCCGCTTCTTGACAAGCCAGTGACCGTTCTCGATCAGGTGGCCGTGAGGAGCCGCGGTCGCATTCCAGCTGACGCTGTAGCTCGCGTGCCCGCTTTCCGGGCGCTCGCGGTTGAAGACGCGGTAGATCGCGTTCTTCAGCTGGTTGGGCCGCACGCCATTCTTCTCCGGCCCGCGATAGACCGGCACCAACGCGCGGGCCTCCTCGTAAAACACGAGCGCGCCGGCGTGCGCAACCGGCCGGATGACATGGGTCTCGACGATCTCGGCCTCGAGGCCATCGAGCGCTTCCATCAGATCGCCTGTCAATTTCAGCATTGCTACCCCTGGCTCGTGCCCATCGATACGACGAGATCCACGTGTTCGCGGTTTCGCTCGTCGGGCAGTACCGCCTTGATGTCGCAGATCTGGCCGGCGTAAAGCACGCGCCAGGCAGGCGTCACGTCGGTGCGGTACCGGATGCGCAGGCTCAGCTGGCGTTCAGCCGTTTCCTGGTCGGCGGCGATGAACTCCTTGCCGTTCTGCCCCAGCACTTGTGCCCAAGGCCGGGCCACTTCGACCCAGGCGTTCGTGGGCTGGCCAGACGGCGTCCGGCCCCCTTCCCTGCGCTCGAGCACGATCCGGCGGTTGTATTTGCCTCGTGACACGGGTCACTCCCAATCGAAGAACCAGCGATAGGGCTCGATGAGCGCGTCCACGCCGATGGGAATGGACGCCACCACACCGTCGGACGTGGCCGACCGCTGCTTGTCGAAATGCCCGATGAGCAGCAGCAGCGCCAGCGCGATGCTGTCGTCCAATTGGAGCGCATTGGCGGGAGCGTCGGCCGGCAGCGGCCCGTCCGCCGGGTACAACTTCCGGTTGGTACGATTCTCGACACGCGCGATCGCGGCACCGAGATAGCGCATGAGCAGCGCATCGTCGGTCTCGTCCGGCTCGATGCGCAGCTGCGAGCGGATCTCGGAAATCTCGATCATGCGAACAGCGGGCCGCTTTCGCGGCCCGCCCCGATTAGGCCGGCTTGCCGACCAGTGCGGCGATTGCCGACGTGTCCTGCAGCACGCAGCCGAAGCGATGGAAGGCCAGGAAGCCGACCTGGTCGTATTCGGCGTAACGCTCGACCAGGCGCTTGATCGTCATCGTCCGGACGTTGCGCAGCACGAACTGATTGAAGTCGCCGCCGTACATGAATTTGTTGCCGGCGCCGATGTCGGCGATGGCCTGGTCGATCACGTACTGGCGCTTCAGGATGGTTGCCGGAGCCGATGCGTCCAGACCCGGCAGCCACAGCGGGCGACCATTCGCGTCAACAAGCTCTTCCAGCACCTGCAGCGTCTGGTCGTTGAACGCCAGTCGGTATTTCGGCGAGTTGCGATAGGCCGGATCGACCGCGTGGATGAGCGTGTTGACTTCTTGCCACGTCACCTTGGTGGCTGCGGCGGTGGGCTTGGTGATGGTCACAGAGGCGGCGAGGCCCTTCGGCTGCGCGGGGGTGCCCGTGCCCGTGCCCTGCACAATGAGCCGCGCTTTGGCACGGCCAATGCGAGATGCGATCCGGCCGGCCAGGTAAGCCTCGATATCGATGCCGGAGTCCGACAGCAGCTCATCGCTCACACGGATGACCTTGGAGGAAATCTTGTGCGCGCCCAGCGAACCTTGGCCAAACTCGACATCCTCTTCGCCGGTGGCTTCGTTCTCACCGACGAGCTCGCCTTCTTCGGTCACGCCCAGGCCGACCGGCCAGGCGATCGGCGAACCCGAATCGGTGTTCAACGTCTGCATCACGCTGGCGACCCCGCCATACGTGACCAGCTCCTCGATCACCTTTGCCAGGAAGGTGGTGGGCACGGTGAAGCCACCCTTCTCTGGCGTGCCGGCCGCCTGAGCGCGCAGCTCATGCAGCGCCTTGCGCTCTTCCGCGGAGAGTTCGCCCATGCCGTGGCGCAGGAAACGATTGAACGCTGCGGCGCGCCGCTCGTCCTCTGTTGCGGCGTTGCCGTCCGGAGCACCCGCCGCAGCATCGCGGGCGCGGCGGGCCAGCTCGTCGGCGTTGTCCTCGACGAAGCGCTGTTCGTTGCTGCGCAGCTCTTCCTCGCGCTGGATCTTGTCTTCCAGTTGCTTGAGGTCGGTGCGCATGGCCTCCCAACTCGAGCGCTGCTCGGAGGTCCAGGCCTCGTCACCGATCTTGTCGTGCAGTGCGCGCATGTCGGCAGCGATCTGCGCACGCTTCTGCTTCAATTCAGCCAGGGTCATACCATCTCCATTAAATATTGAGGAGTTCAAGGAAGCGTTCGCGTGCGGAACGCTGGTTGATAGCCGCGACGTGGGCTTTCTCGTCGCGCGCCTGCCGCCACGCCGTCAGCGATCGCTGCGCGGAAGGGCTTTCGTCGTAGGCCGGGTAAGTGACCGGCGAAACGTCGAACAGGGTCTGGATGCGATGGATCGTGCGAATGACGAGGTCACCCTCCTGCCGCCATTCGTCGCCGTCCGGCGCCACGCGGAATGCGAAGCTGGAGCCGTTGATGTCGCCGCGCGCCATGGGCGCCAAGACGAGGTCACGGACCATCTGCGTGTCCGGCGGCGTAATGGTGTAAGCCAACCCGCGCGTGTCGATGGACAGCTGCAGCGTCTTGCTGCGCGTGCGGCCGAGCACGAAGTTCGGGTCGTGGTTGAACAGCGCGCGCACGTCGTCCTCGAGCACGCCGTCAAACGCGCCCGGCAGTATCTCCTCGAGGAACATCCCGGCGATCGGTGCGCTGCGCGTGTTGAACACGGCGCCGTAGCCGTAGATTGTCGGCACCTGGCCTGCGCCGGCTTCGGACGAGCGCAGTTCGCACAGCTGCCCGGGCAGCGTGCGCTTTTCAATGTCATTCATGGCGTTCTCAGGTTGGTGTCGCGGGGTCAGCGCCGGCGGCCGGCTTGGCCGCTTCGCTTGCCGGCTTGGCGTTGACGCTGATGAGCAGCTCCGACAGCCCATCGCGCGGGTTGAGGTCTTCCAGCACGCGCACCTCGTTCCGATCCATCCACCCGTCGGTGATGGCGTAGTGGTAGAACTCGGCGCGTTCCTTCGGTGTGCCGCGCAGCAGCGCCGCGAGGTTGAGCTTCACGTAGTAGCCAGCGCGGCGCTCGGCCGGCGTGAAGACCTTCCGGTTGATCTCCTGCTCCCAGTTCACGACCCAGGGCATCATCGTGTAGCGCACGAAGCCGACGCCCTGCTCACTGATGTTCGAGAACGTGGCGCGCTCCAGGTCGTTGATCATGTGCGCCGGCACGTTGAACAGGCTGGCGATCTCCGACCGGTTCAGCTTCCGCGTCTCAAGGAACTGCGCGTCTTCCGGCGCGATGCTGATCGACTTGTAGTCGAGATCGGCCGGCAGCAGCAGCGTCTTGTTGTCGGACTGTTTGAGCCGGGCGACGGCCTTCGCCCAGAATTCCTTCAGGCGGTTCCAGGACTTGTCCTGCAGATCGCCCTTGACGGTCAGCAGGCCGGTGGGCCGGCCGCCACCGTCGAAGAATTCCTTGCCGTAGCGCTGCACCGAGAGGCCCAGCCCGATCGTCTCGGCATGCTGCCGGATCGGACTGATGCCCATCCGCCCGTCGGAGCCGAGGGCGCGGATGTGGATCATGTCCTCGGGCGGAACCGCCAGCGGGTAGCCGTCCTCGTCCTGCGACGCGTACGTCCAGCGCGAGCCGACCTTGACGAGGCTGGTCTGCCAGGGGAGGCACCGCTCAAGCGCCGTCACCTCGCCCTTACGGTTGCGGACGATCGCGCTGTAACCGTTGCCCCAGCCGCAGACGTGCGCCTGCTTTGTCTCGCGCCACTTGTAGCTGGTCTGCCATTCGTTCGGTGCGTCGTGCAGCAGGTAGTACGCCGGGTGGTCGGTGGCCGGGCTGATCTTGTCGCCCTGGCGCCGGAGCACAAAGGCGGGCAGCTGCGCCAACGCGGTCGACAGCACTGTGATGCACGCGTAAACCGCCGTCAGCCGCATGGCCGACTGCTCATTGACCGCGATCGCACCGTCGCCAAACAACCACTCCTGCAGGTTCCGGCCGGTGAGCGGCACTTCCGGGTTTTCGATGCTGCTGCGGCGCTCGAAGAGCGTGTCCAGGATCATCGTTACGCCCTCCGCCGCGCCGCGGCGACGGCGCCCGCCAGCAGCAAGGCGCCGACGGCGATCAGAGCCGGTCCTGCGCCAAATTGGATGTACAGCCCGGCAGCCAGGCAGCCGAGGCCGACCAGGCCGACCAGATCGGTCAGCAGTGTTTTCATGTCACATCATGAGAATGTCGTCGTCATCGAGCGAGCTGAGCTGGAACGACTTGTCTTCCAGCACTGCCGCGCGGCTGAGGGCCATCACGACCGCCACGGCCGGGTCGATCCGGCCGCGCAGGCGCGATTTCTTCTTGTCCGGCCTGAAATTGCCGTTCGTGTCGAACAGCAGCGCCACGTTCAGCACCGCCCAGGTCAGAGCGGCGTTGCCGCCGTGCTGCAGCTTCCTGCCGTAGACCAGCTCCTCGAATTTCTTGGAGCCGGGATACATGCCGCCGAAGTTCTGCGGCACCTCCACCATGGGCACTTCGTCCTCGAGCAGCTCGCTCACCAGCTGTGTGGAATTCCACACGTCGAAGCCAACTTCGACGAGCTCGTACGTCTGCTTTGCCTCAAGCACGGCAGCCTTGACGTTGCGGTAGTCGGTCACGGCGCCTTCGGTGATGGTCAACCAGCCGTCATCGGCCCACCGGCGGTAATCCGCCCGGTCTTCTGCGGCCTGGGTGTCGGCCTTCTCCTGCGGGCACCAGATGCGCACGAGCACATGCCACTGGCCATCCGGCTCCCCGTCGGGCGGCGGGAACACCAGCGCGAAGGCTGTCAAATCCTGCGTCGACGACAGGTCGATTCCGCCGTAACAGCGGCGGCCCGCAAGCATCGCCGGATCGAACCGCTTGCCGCCGGCTTCCCATACCCGGGCGTCGATCCACCCGTCGGCCGAGTTCACCCAGAGGTTCAGATCCTTGGTCATGAAATTGACCTTGGCACTCGGCAGCGCCTTCGCCTTGCGCGCCATCGACCGCATGTAGTGCCACAGCTTTGAGGCGCCCAGGCCCGGGTTCGCCTTGATCCAGACGGCCTCGTCAAACGGGTCGTCGTCTTTGTCGAGGGTGTAGACGTAGCCGAAAAAGCTGTCGTCTTCGCGCTCCCCCCTGAGCACCTCGATCAGGTAGCGCCGGATCTCGGTGCAGACGCCGTCGAGAATGAAGCCCGCTGTCGTGATGGCCGACAGCAGCGGCTGCGTGCGCGCGCCCAGCGCGGATTCCATCACTTCCCACACGTCCGGCGACTTCTGCGCATGCAGCTCGTCGAACAGGATCGCGTGCGGGTTCAGACCGTCCAGCGATTCGGCGTTGGCGGGCAGCGGCTTGAATACCGCGCTGTCGAACGTCACCTGCTCGAGGTTCCGGCCCTCGTGTATCTTGAACGAGCGCTGCACACCGGGCGAACGGCGCGCCCAGCGGCGCAGGTTGTCGAATGCCGGCTTGAACACCGACATGGCCTGTTCACGAGTGGTGGCCACCGCGTACACCTCGGCGCCGGGCTCGGCGTCCATCATGAAAAGGTATGCGCCCTGCGGTCCCTTCCACGTGCTCTTGCCGTTCTTGCGCGCGACTTCCTCGTAGCCGCGGGTGAAACGCCGCGTGCCGTCCTGGTTGAGCCAGCCGTACAGCACGGCGGTCCAGAACCGCTGCCACGGATCGAGGAGGATGGGCTGCCCGGCCAGCGACCCCTTGATGTGCACGAAGAACCGTTCGATGAAACGGATCACGTGCCAGGCGCGCTCCGGGTCGAAGCGTAGGCCGCGCGCAGCGCCGTCGCGCAGATCGCGGTAGTGCCGCTCGACTGCGAGGTAGACGTACTCGCAGACCACCACTTCGCCGCGCAGCACCGGCAGGCCATACGCCTCGTCCCACTCGTGCAGGACGGCCGGCGTCAGGCGGGCAACTTGTTTTGCGGTGCGACGCGCTCGAGCCCGTGCTCGAACAGGTCGCTGAACAGATCGTCCTGCACGCCCTCGTCGCCCAGCTTCGCTCGCGCCGTCACTGTCGACGGCAGCGTCAGGCAGCTCTCGGGCAGCCATGTGAGCAACTCCTTCTTGATCGACGACGCGGCGTAGAACAGCTGGTGCGGCTGGTCGTAGCCCTTCGGCGTCTTGATGAAGTAGGAGCCGCCGTTCGATGCCTCGAAGTTGCGCAGCTCCATCTCGGTGTTCACCCAGCGGATGAAGGTGCGGCACACGACCGCGATGGCAATGCCCGCGGTGATGTGCGGCATGCCGGCTTCGCGCAGGTGCGCGCATATGTAGTCCCACACCTTGCGCTCGCGCGGGCTCAGGTCGACGCCCGGCGGAGGTGGCGGCGACCGCGTTTCCTTACCAACGCCAACAGAACGCCCCGACGATGTCTCGGGCAGATTCGTCGGCGCAGCGTTGTCTTGCTGGCCCATAGACGGCTCCTTTACGTGCGAGGCACTTGAAACGGCCTCCCGCCTCGTTTCGTGCGCTCTATGGGGCGGATTGCTTAACCCCCCCCTATCCAAAATCGACCGGTCTAAAAAATCGACCTGGAGCGCGGTCTGGGTCGACCCGCGCCCCAGCTTTTCGACCGCCCCCCCCTGGCGGGGTGGCACCACCGGCCACCCCGCCCGCACCGCCGCGCCGCGATCAGCGCCGCGGGTTGGCGAAGCCGCCGTCCTCGCGGGCCGTCTTGCGGTCGTGGCAGGTCTTGCACAGCGCCTGCCAGTTGCGTCGATTCCAGAAGAGCTTCTGGTCGCCCTTGTGCGGCACGATGTGGTCGACGACTTTCGACGGGACAACGTGGCCGGCCTTCTTGCACTCAACGCAGATCGGGTTCTGCTTGAGGTAGGCGAGACGCTCGCGCTGCCACTTGCTGTCGTACCCGCGGCTGGCCGCGCTGCCGCGCCGGGCATACTCAGCCGCGCGTCGGGCTGCTGCGTGCTCGGCGCAGTGAGCGCCGCCCGGTTCGGCATGCTTAGGGCAGCCGGGCGAGCGGCACGGGCGCGGCGCCTTACGGGGCATGGATCGCACTCCGATTGGTCAAAAAAAAGGGCCCGCACTTCGGCGGGCCTCGCTTGATAACCGACAGACCTATCGCGGATCTCGAACGCGTCCGTCTTTCACACCCCGCGTGTTCCCTTTGTTGTCGCGGTAGGTGCCAGAGGTGTCCTGACGCATTCGTGGCTGAGCCGAACTCTTGTTGCGCCAATCGCTCACTCCGGCTTCAGTTTTGCTCCTGTCACCGCTGCGCTTCAAATTCGGGTCCCCCGCATGCGCCGCTGTGGCGACCGCGCACAGCAGTGCTGCCAACATCATCTTCTGCATGTTCATCTCCTCAAGGTGGCTGTCGCGTACCCCACTCAATACCGAGCCGGGGCCAGAGCCAGCATAGGAGGCGCAAGAGCCGCCGACATCCATAAAATTGGTGATTAACCGAAAGAGTCAAGCAATGCAGAGGCGATGCGACCTCGCAAGAACGAGCGGTAAAAAAAAGCCCGACCGGGTCAGGGTCGGGCTTTGCGTTTCGTAGGGACGTGCGTCGTCCCACGGGGCGGAATATAGGCTTGCGATTCGACGATGTCAACACTCGATCTCAACGCCGCGGCGATGAAGGATCGGGCGCAGCGCTTCCTTCGCCTGCGGATAGACGATGTGCTGACGCACCGGCGCGCGCGGGTTGCGCCACACTGCCGGCCCCTTGCGGTTCATCATCTCCACGCGGATCGCCAGCTGGTGGTCGCTCGACAGCTCATCGATGCATGCGTTGAGTTGCTGCATCTGCCATGCGAAAACGCCATCCTCCAGGATCGCATCGGTGGTTTCCCACTGGCGTGAGCTGGCCGCGCCGGCGCAGGTCTTGTCGACGCTTGAGTAACCGCGCGTGGCGCTGTACGTCTGTTCCCACAGGAACCAGTCGTAGAGCAGCTCGTCGAGCGCGTCGAACGGATAGTCGCGCAGCGCCGATGCGCGCGGCGGCGCCGGATTAGCGGTGTACATGCCCTTTCCCCCTGTTCAGGCCAACAATGGATTTCACTGCGCTGAGCGCCCGCTCAGCTGCGGCTTGTGAAGGCGGCGCACCGACGTGCGCAGCGCCCGGTATTGGCGGCAGGTGTTCCTCGCATGCGATGGCCCACAGCTGGGTCCACCTGTCGCGCGCCGCTTCCCACGGCATGGCGAGCGTTGCGGCGCCGGCACGCACAGCGGTCCAGAACACAGCGCGCGAGCTCCACGTGGCGGCGCCGCCTGCGCGTCTCGGCATCTGCGCGATCGCTTCGGCGAAGGCCTGCTCCGGCGTCATGACTCACCCCGCCGCTTCACCAGTTGCCGCATGCGCGCTGCGGCGAGCGATCCCAACGCCGTGACGCCGGTACCGGGCGGCGCGCTGCGCTGCTGACGCACCAGCAACTCGACCGTCCGTGCCTGTGCACGGCGGGCGGCAACGCGGTCGGCGTGCTCGGGCAGCCAGCCAGGCGCTCGCGCCTTTTCGACCAAGCTCTCGAAGAAGCGCCAGGGCCTGTTGATGAGGCCGGTATCCATCGCGCCGTCCCACTCATCGAGCACGCGCTGTCGGACGGCATGCGGCAACACCGCCAGCTGGTGCGCAACGGCAGCGCGCTCATGCGGCGGAATGCGCCGTGGCCACGCCAGCACGGGCGACCAGTGCAGCCCTTCGCCATGTTCGCCCTTTGCAAGCCGGCCCGCAGGGCCATCCCCTGCCGCGCAGGCCTCGCGTCCACGTTGCTCTGAGAGCCGGTGCGCGTGCTCCGCGTCACGCGCCGGCATCGAGGCGTTTGCCGGAGGGCCTGGATCAGAAATCACCACTTCTTCCTCCTCACGTTCAGCAAAGGGAGGTGAGGAGGGATTAGTGGTTTTACCGGGGCTCGGATGTGTGTCGGCTTTTCGCAAACCGCGCGTTGTGGACAACCCGCTTCCGCCCGCGTCAGTACTCGCTTTCTTCGGCTTTTTCTCCCCTCTCGCACCCCCTCCGGCTTTTTTCTGGACAGACGAATCCGTCTTGGCCATCAGCATGCGAAATTGAAGGGTCAGCCCCACACTGATCCGGCGCACGAGGCCGCATTTCTCGAGCTGCTCGACGCGACGGCGCAGCTGCTGTTCGGTCGGTCGAAAACAACGCACGCCAGGGCGCCCGGGCACCTCGCAGTCTTCGCGCAGCGCCTGCCACGAGATGGCCTTGTGCGGGCCGCCAACGATGCCGGTGCGGAAATCCATGCAGCGACGCAGCGCCAGGTAGAGATCGCGCGCGAGGTGGTCGACGGCACGAAGGGCCTGCCACTCAGCGTTACTGGTGAGGAACCCGGCGCTCATTCGGCCCCCCGGTAGAAAATTCGATCAGCCTTGAATACGAGCGGAGACAACGCATTCCGGAAGCCGGTCTGCCATGCCAGTGCATGATCAGAGCCGGGCATGTACCGGCACTCGTCCTCGGCCGCACCGGAGAGTCGCGCGGCACGCCCTGCCTCGACGATGGCCGCGCGTAGGGCAATTGCGTAATCCATAGAAAACCTCACTTCGGGCCGGCTTCGGCCTCGCACAGCACGTCGAACACCGCCTGAAATTCCGGCGACGTTGCAACGCTCACTTGATTGCGATACGCGGCGCGATCGGCCGCAGTCGGAATTGCGCGCCAGTGCCTGGCGCACACGACCGCCAGCGATGAAGACTCGCCGGCGGCGTTGAAAGAGAAGAACACCTCGCCCAGCGACCACTGGCACGCGGTCAGCAAGTGCTCTGCAAACTGAATCAGGACGGCATCGCCACGATGGCGAACGGTGCGCCGGATGTGGTGCCACGCGCAGCACTGCTGCGTTGGCCTGTCACAGGCCAGGCCAACGCTGACGCGCCCTGGTTTGCAGCAGATGAGCTCGGGACCGAACCGAATGCCCTGCGTGTTCGGGCCGAGCTGGCGTTGCGTCATGCGGGGTCCTGTCCCGGTCGCCAGCCAGCAGGCCGATCCAGGCGCCAACGGGCGCCCCGCAGCGACATGCGCACTTCGGCCATGCGGAAAAGGTTTTCCGTGTAGCCGGTGAGCTCGCCAGAACCGCGCGAGAACATCAGGCCGAATTCGAGGGCGCTGTAATGTCGGATGGAGCCGCCGCAAGTGACGATGCGCGGGTTGTGCGCCATGAGCCAGGCCATGACCCGCTTGATGGCGCCGCCTGTCAGCCCGAACTGCCGGCCCAGTTGACTTTCGTTGTATCGGGTGCCGGGCGACTCCAGGAGCAGCGCCTCGATCTGAGCGCGCACGCGACGCTCCTTGCGCGCCTGATTAGCGAGGGTGGATTTTGTGTTTGCCATGTGCCCGCCCTCCCTCACGCTTTCTGCACCGACCGCTGGCTTTCGGCCTGCAGGCGGATCGCCGCGTGCCAACTGGCAAGGGCGGCTTGCGCTTTCAGGAAATCTGCCTCGATGGCCTCGAGCTCCCGTTCCGTGATGACCCCATCCTCGGCGGCCTTTGCGACCGTCTCAGCGACAACGCCGATTTTCGACATGACCGCACAAACAGTTCGTGCAGGGTTCGGGTCATCGGGGTCCGCCACTGGAACCTGGACGGCCACGTGGTCATGCCGCCAGCACAATGCGTTGAGCGGTTGCGCCGCGGCGTCCACGCGCGCCTCCTCGCACAGTTCCAGAATGAGCGAGAAGTCTTCGAGTGTGACGTGGTGCGTATCGATGCCTGGCCGCAGCTTATTCCGCAGAACATTGGGCGAGATGCGCTTATCGAGCCGAACACTCAGGGCATACGCGAGGCCATCGATTCCACCGGGATATTTGCGCGCTGCGTTGTACAACGCCTCATGAGGACTGACGTCTGAGTAGGTGTAGGTCACAGAACCCCCGAACTTGTTGGTGTTGTTTGGATGCCTGACTTCGTGCCAGGTCATTCGAGAAGGGTGCGCACCTGCTGTCGGCAGATAATCTGGAACTCTCACCTTCCAGCGACACAACAGAGGCGCGCATGAACGAACCGATCTTCCAATCGCCAGAGCAGGCTCTTCAGGTCCTTTTCACGATGACGGCACGCCTTTGTGGCGTCGTGGTATGGACAATCTTCGGGCTCGCGCATGTGGCGGTTGCCGCCATAGCCGCGTTTTTCCTTTGGTGGTTTCAGGTTTCACCAGCAGACATTCAGAAATGGGTAGCGACCGCCCTTCAAAGCAATGCCGCCACAGCCTACGTAGCGCTGGGAGGTTCAGCTTTTTCACTGGTGACCGGGTACGTTTGGATGCTTCGATGGATGCAACGCTGGGCCGGACGCGGCCCAATGTTTGAGTACCTGATTCGCACCTTGAGGTGAGCTCGAAATGCACGGTAAACCTCCCCAAATTCGGCCGTGTTTACAGGGACCGCTAGCCGGTACATTCATGTCGCCGGCTCCCGACACCCAGAAGCATCGAGAGACGCATTGATGTAGCCATCAATCTTTTCGAGGGTGTCGGAGCGCGGAAAGTAGCCCTCGTCGTGGACGATCCGCTCCAACGTCTTTGCGTTGACGCCGATCGCCCTCGCAATCTCTCCACGCCGCCCGCGTTGCAAGCGCAGCCAGGCCCGAACTTGTTTGGTGTCTCTCATGACCGCGCATCGTAGTACATATATGTACTGTTCGCAACGAGATTTGAGTTCACATAGGAACTATCCGGGTTCGTACGATGCACGCATGCCGAAGAACCCGATTGAGAGCGCATCCCTGCGCGCCGTGACCGCCCACCTGCAGGCCCTGATTGGGCCCGACCGCCCCTTTGCGACAATCAACGCGATGGCGTCGAAGCTTGGCATGCACCCGACCACCCTACGCCGGTACATCAATCACGAGTCGGACATGACGATGACGATGCTTGACTTCTTCAGCACGTCTCTCGGCATCCCTCCTGCAACTCTGATTGACCCCAAAGGGAACGGCGCGGCGCCGGCAGACGAGTTGGTGGTGGAATGCCTCAACCTGCTCCGAAGCCTGCCTTACGAAGAGCTTATTAAGGTCCGGCAGATCATTGGGGTCTACGTGCCCTCCTCCGAAGTCGGGTTGGAGAAGCGGACTCGCGCCGCAACCCTCGCGGATTTAACCGCAGCGCCTGCACCTTCAAAAGCCGAACAGGCGCGCGAAGGGGTCCCCGCAAGTGCAAACCGTAGACATTCGCGCAAAGGAGCGCGATGAAATCCACGAGACATTGATCAACTTGCTGCGCCTACACGCCGAGGGCTGTCTGCGCGGCATCGTTTTTGGCCTGGTCCTCGACAACGGCGACTACCGAATTGGCATCAAGGGCACACCGCGCCGCCACCCGATCGAGGCGCTCGGGCTCTTTGCCCGCGGCACCGCGACAGCAAACGACCTTTTGACGGAACACCTCCGCCAACTCTCGCCCGCTGAATAGCGGCTATCAGACATATATGTCTCATAGAAATAATTTCGATCCGCCACGCCCCGAATAGTACATTTATGTCTTGTTCGTAGTTCATATATGCACTATTCTCGCCTCCAGTCTGATTTGGAGGCCACATGCAACAACTCTCTGCCAACGGAACATCCCGCCACTTCACGCGTCGCCTTCCAAAGACGGTCAAGGGCGTGCTGCTTTACGTCGCCGCGCTGGCCGCAGTTCTCGCCGTGCACGCCTACGCCCTTCATCTTGACGAAGAGGCGCAACGCGATATGCGCGCATCGCTCGTTCGCCCTCAGGCGTGAGGTACACCATGGCGAAAAAGCCCCTCACGTACGAACAGGTCCGCGCACTGCCGCTGCTGGAGCAAGCCCTCCGGCAGGAAGAGGAACGCCACACCGCGCGCCTTGCAGAGCTCCAGGCCGCGGCAAAAGCGCTTGCCGCGCTGGAGTTTGAGCGCGCGGAAATCGAACGCAACGGCTTCCCCCTATTCGGCTCGAGCATTTCGCGCGGCTTCATGAGCAACACGCTCGTCTACACGGGTTGCATGGGCGAAGGCGACGAAGTGCGGCTTGCAACAGCGTTGCTGCGATCGGGCTGGAAGGTCACAGACCGCGACAGCGGCATATACCCGAGCCCGACGTTCCGCAAAGGCCGCATCAGCCTCAGGCTCTCGTGCACACGTGCGGGCACGCTGGAGAAGGCCGAGCAGGCGGTTGCCGCTGGCCCGGCGAAGGAGGCCGCATGACGAGCCTCGTCACACGCCTCGCCCACGGCGCGCTATCCACGCGGCCCGCGCTGGCGTTTGCCCTGCTCTTGCTGCTGTTCGGCCTGGGCGGCGCCGTTGCCCCGGAAATTCCGCCGCTGCCATGAGCCGCGCGCGCTTTACCCGTGCCGATCTCATCGCGGAATTTCACCGCGTGCGCGGCAGCGGCCGCGCCGAGGAGCAGGTCGACATTCCGGCCATCCGCCGCCAGCTCGCACGGTCCCTGCGCGCATTTCGCCGCGCGCAGCACAAAGCGCCCCGCCCACGTTTCTTCCCCGCCGTTGACCTGAAAAAGCTGCAGGCCAACGACCTCGACTGACCAACAAGGAGCACCCGACATGCTGATCGGATTGGCCGGCCCTGCCGGCGTTGGAAAAGACACGGCCGCAGGGTATCTGCGCGCCGCCCACTCCTTCCGGCAGATCGCCTTTGCAGACCCTATCCGGGCAATGCTGCAGGCGGCTCTCCCGCTCGAGCCGAAGGATTTCGAGCATGGCCGCAAAGAGGAAATCCTTCCGGAAATCGGCAAGTCTCCGCGCCAGCTGATGCAACTGCTCGGCACCGAGTGGGGCCGCAACCTGGTGCATCCCGAGATTTGGGTACGCCTTGCCGAAGACAAGGTCATTGCGGAGCACGTGACCCTCGGGCGCGCGCTGGTGCTGTCGGACGTTCGGGCCGAGAACGAAGCAGCAATGGTCCGCAAGTACCGCGGCGTCATCGTCCACCTGCAGCGTAAGGCCGCGGCCCGCGTCGCCGCGCACAGCAGCGAGGCCGGCATCGCGGTGCAGCCACGCGATCAGGTCATTCGCAACGATGGGCGCCCCGAAGACCTGTTCGCGGCACTCGACATCCTGGTCGAGAACCTGCATTTCGAGCAGGTGCACGTATGAGCGCCCACGTTGCAGCGCTCGAGCAGCGCATTGCCACACTCGAAGCCGAGGTCGCGGTCTGGCGCGCGGCGGCCGTCGCCGAAGACGCCTACGCAAACTCGTCCGCGCCGGCGGGAAGCCTGATGGAGCTCGCGCTCTATCAGCGCTTGCAGACCGCCATCCAGCAGCGCGCACCGGTGCGCGCCGCCGCAATCCTCGCAGCGCGCGTGACTCCGAGCCTGCGCGCCGCGGCCTGATTTTCCGACCACTACCAGGAGAACGCATGTTCACCGCACTCCACCAGTTGGCGCAGAGCGCGCCGCTACTCGTCTCCATCGCTGCAGAAGGCGAAAACCTGCGCGTTACGGTCAGCGCAACGAGCACCGGCAAGACGGGCCCTGCTGTGCACCCGCTCGTGCTTGTTGGCGCCCCCGACGAGCTCGACCGGGATTTCGCGCAGGCCGTGCAGATTTTCGAGCCGTCGGCGTTGCCGCTGCTTGAGCAGGCGCGCGCCGCCGCCAACGCGAACGGCAACAAGGACAAGGCCGCCGCCAAGGCGCCGAAGAGCTCCGGCTCCGGCTCGAGCAAGGACGCCGCCACGACCGCCGGCAACGCGACGAAGCGCGGCCCGGGCCGCCCTCCAAAGAACGCGGCCGCCAATCCGCCGGAGAAGACCGACACAAGCAGCGACAGCGACAGCAGCGGCCCCGATGGCGAACATAGCGGCGCGGCTGAAGTTGATCCGCGCCAGATGTCGCTCGTCGACACCGAGGCAGGCGGGACCGAGGCCGCCGCCCCGACTGAGCCCGTTGCCGGTGCCGCCGAGGCCAGCGCCGAACCATCCGCCACGCCTTCGAGCACCGACCCGCGCAACACCGGCCTCGACCTCCCGATTTGATAGGAGCCCATATGGAAACCATCCAACTGCATCGCGAGTTCCGCTACAACGGCGTGCGCCTCGCCGACCCCTCGCCCAATTTCACGCTGGAGCAGGTGCGGGACTTTTACGCCAACACCTATCCGGAGATTCTCAATGCCGACATTGAGGGCCCGGCCATTGAAGGCGCACAGCAGGTGTATGAATTCCGGCGCGCCGTCGGCACAAAAGGCAATGATCTTGCAGCGCTGCGCGAGCAGATCGAAAGCGACACGCTCGGCGGCAAACCGAAGGTCAGGCTCGTGCCTTCGAGCAAGCTGAATCACCCTGTCGCGCTGCTATTGCGTCAAGCGTGCCAGCGCCAACGGCACAGCCGCCGAGGCGCACAGAGCGGGCAACTCGTTCCGCCGTCCACCGCCCTGCAGGTGCTGGCATGAGCGTGCTCGCCCTGCCGCGACTGAGCGGCGTCCCCATCAAGCATGTTTGCAAGGGAGGCGGCCTGGCATGGCACACCCCCGCGCTGCTGTCCCTGCTTGACGCGGGCGCGCTGAGACCCGCCGACGCGGAGCCGAAGCCGAATAGCGCCGGCTCGCTGCTCCTGCGCACGTTGCAACGTCACTGGAACGAAGTCACTGCCGGCGAGCGTCTGCTCGTGTGGAATCTGCACGTTCGCACCGCCTACAGCATGTGGCTCAGCGAGCCTGAGAACCCGCAGCGCATGTGGGTGTTCATCGGCGACAACGGCGATCACGCCCAGGCGGTGCCGCAGCTCTACATCGGAGCGGCGTTTGAGCGCCTTGAGGCAGTGCGCGAAGGCCTCGGCCAAACGGTGCTGGCGGTTCTGTACGACGCGCTCAGCCACCTGCCCAACGTGCTGACGCCGAGGGAGTCGTTCTATCACGCCAGTTGGATCCATTGGCACGGCACCGATGATGAAGAAGAGGCCATTGAGTGGCTGTATGCAGAGGGCGAGTTCAAGACCCGCGAGGAAGCCGCTCAGGCCTACGACGGCCCCACCCGCCTGGACTTCTTCGAACATATGCCGGAATGGGCTGTTTCCCCGGAACGGGTGCTGTCCGATCGTCAGGTCCGCGCAGCCGCGCGCAAGGACGCACTCGCTGCAGCAGTCGTTGCGGCTGTCGACGAAATCTGGAAGCACGCGCACGCCACCGCGGCCGCCGGCGGATACGCCGATTGCAGCGCCAGCGATGCCGAAGGCGATTCCATCTGTTGGACTGCGCTGCTGATTTGGCATCCAGAGGACCTCACGCTGCGCCTTGCTGACGACTTCCTCCAGCAGGTCTGCCAAGGCGAATACGCCGATGCGGCGACAGTGAAGATGCTGCCGATCGATGGGCCCGAGCTGGCCGAATGGCTGCACCAGATGCGCGCCAACGGCCAACTGGCTCGCCGGGTGGAGAACCTGCTCGAGCTGCTGGCGGCACAGAACCCGCTGCGCCAGCAGATCCGCGTTCAGTGAGGACCGCATGAGCCACGTCACCATTTCGGCTGATCCGAGCAATTCCGAGCTCAAGCTGCGTCACGCAGTGCTGCTTTACGACACCGGCACCCGCGACGGCACGGTCTACGCCACCGTGCACGATGTCGAAATCCGGCAGGACGGCCCGAACGTACTACCAGGCCGCGCGCTCGATATGGCGGAGCTCCACCACTTTGTGGACGCCGCACAGGCGAAGACCGCATACCGCGGGTTCATCGACCCGCATCTGCTGTACGTCGGCCCGAGCACGATGGCCTGGTGGTGCCCGGCCGGATGCCGCACCACATGGTTCCGATCCAACGCGCCGATTGGCGAGCGACACGGCGTGACGCCGCATCCTGCCCTCGTGTTCGTTGTTCGAGAGTCGCGCTGGTATGTGTTTGCACTGGCTCGCGACGAGCGCCCCGGACCCGGTACCGCCCTGCGAGTCGCACCGTACTTCAACGTCTGGGCCGGCGGCCAGGTATGCACCGGCAATGTGGCACTACCCGACATGCCGACACCGGACGCCCTGCGCACATACGAACAGGCATTTTTTCGTAGCCGCTTCACGCACCCCAACCACCCCCGCATCTGCAAGTACAAAGGCGGCGGCATCGCGTTGTGGGCGCACCTGCTGGACCACCCCGAAGTAACAGAATTCCCGACCAACGCCCTGCTGCCGCAAAAGGAAACGCTGGAGCAGGCCATTAAGCGCATTTCCTCCGGAGCCTGACATGAAAGCCATCACCGACCAATTTGAAGCCACCGCAAAGGAAGGCCTCGGAATCCTGACGCAAGGCCTGGATGCGTTCATCAAGGCAGCGGGCGAACGACTGCAGGAGTTGGCGTGCAACCCCATCGCCGCCGACCAGGCAGATGAGAAATACGAGCTGGAACGCAAGCTGTGGGAAAGCGCACCGACCGTCGCAGTCCCGAAATTTGCCGAGTTCAAGGAGCTGGAGGGCATTGGCCACCGCTTCCTAGCCACGGCCGAGGGGCTGTTCGTCGAAGTCCGCCGCCCTTGGCTCCACCTGATCCAGCCCGTTGCTCCGCTGAATGGCCAGACCGTGCGACCGCCGTACGGCGCGATTAAACCGAAGGTAAAGCTCGCATTCGAGCGCCTCGGCGCCCTGTTCCCGGCCGTGCGCGAGTTCGTCAAAGCGGCCCGCGCCGCGGCACCGAATGAGCACGCGGCTTGGGTCGTCTGGAACACGATCACGGGAGACCTCCAGTATCGAGAACTCAAGATCAACAACGCTTCGCCCGGTTCGATTTCCTATGAGCGCCCTACGCTTGATGCCCACGAGTCGCTCGTCCTCGATCTACACAGCCATGGCACCGCTGCGGCATTCTTCAGCGCCACCGACAACAATGACGACGCCGGCGAGGTGAAGATCTCCTGTGTGGTAGGCGGCCTGGCCGACGGAAAAATGCCATCGATCCAATTCCGCCTCTGCGCGCTCGGCATGTTCTTGCCGCTGAATGTGCCGGAATCGGCTGTGTTCGGAGACGGCGCATGACGGCCATTCACATCACCCCGCCTCGCCTGCTTGCTGACCGGGTGCGCGTGGTCCTGATTGGCTGCGGAGGCAACGGATCGCAGATGCTCACCGGTCTGGCTAGGCTCGATCACGCAATCCGCGCCCTTGGCCACCTGGGCCTCGATGTGGAGGTGCATGACCCCGATACCGTCAGCCAGGCGAATATCGGCCGCCAGCTGTTCAGTCCCGCCGATGTGGGCCAGTTCAAGGCGAGCGTGCACGTGCAGCGCGTCAACCATTTCTTCGGGCTCGACTGGCGCGCAATTCCCCATAAGTTCGTGCGGGAGAATACGACTTACGTGACCGCCCAGCCGAAGATCTTCGTCGTCTGCGTGGACAGCAAAGCTGCACGGCGAGCGATCAGCGATGGCCTGGCAAATCGACAGAACACCTACGTCATGGATCTCGGGAACCGGGCCAGCGACGGACAGGTGCTGTTCGGGCAAACGCCGTGGACGGTGCGCGATGACGAAATCCTGGGCGACGCGCATGCCGACCGCTTCAACCCCGCGGGCAGCGTGCTGCTGCCGTACCCCTACTCGATGCTGCCCGAACTCGTCGACACGAGCGAGCCGGAAGACGACACGCCGTCGTGCGGGCTGGCCGAAGCGCTCGCGCGGCAGGAGTTGTTCGTCAATCAGTCCGTCGTCACCCCGGCGCTAGCCATGCTCTGGGAGTTTTTCAGGCACGGCCGGCTAACGTGGCATGGCGCTTTCGTCAATTTAAAGACCGGCAGCATGCGCCCTGTTCCGGTGCGGCATCCTGGCTCGCTAGTAGCTGATGAGGCCCTAGCAACGAAGGACACATCAGATGTTTGAAGCGAATCGCACCATGAGGGCTTCCCCGCTACCCCAGCTCCTGCTGCAGAACCGCGAAGTCGCCATGGATCTTGTCAACATGTACCCGCACGTTTGTTTCGAGGACACCGATGGCTCGACGGTATGCCTGTCGATACGCGACCGGATCGGTGGCATGCGGAATTTTCTGAAGGTTTTCTTTCAGGTGCTTATGCTCCAGCGGCCCCTTGATGAGCGTCTCGATCGCATGCGCCGTGAAAACCAGTTGGTCGCGCATGCTGGCAAAAGCAATGATTGCGTCGGGCGAAGCGAGTTCATGCATCGGTACGGCGCTCATTGCGGAAACCAATCCGTCAATGATCGAACGATGGTAGTTAAAGGTGATTGCAGCGCGATCCTCGTCACCATTGAGGTGCCGGGCCAACTCATCGACCCGCAAGCGGGCCGCTTGCGCAACTGCAAAGATTGCCTGAAGCCGCTTCCTCTGTGCACTGCGTTCCTGGTACTTGGCCAACCACACAGATCCAACGATTGCACAGATAGATCCAATTGCCTGCACCCAACTCGCCCAGTCGCCGACGCTCAACTGAAAAATCTCACGCACCGTCACGATCGCAATCCCCGCAGCCACTGCAATTGTGTAGCCAACAAGCCAACTATTCACGTGTCTTCCCCGTTTGTTTAGTACACCACGAAACGATGCAGCCGATCATCTATCTAGACTTGCAATCCGTTGCTGCGGCAGTGTCGCTGTCTGAGACAAGCGTACAACAGCTCGTACGCGAGGACGCATTCCCAAAACCTCGTCGGATCTCATCGCGCAGGGTTGGTTGGCTGTTGCGCGAGGTACAGGAATGGGCGGAAGCTCGGCCTGTATCAGACCTTCCTCCGCCACCCAACACGAGCCGGAGGGGCAGTTGAACTATCGCGTCGCAGCCAGATTCTCCAAATAATCCGAAAGGCGGCTCAGCCACTCGCGCCGCTCACGATCATATGTGTGGAGGTTGTACACACCCTCCACACCGGGAAGCATGTGACCCATGATCAGTTCTGCAATGTCTCTCGGGCAGCCGAGTGCAGCGAGGAACGTCCGCGATGTCCGGCGAAGATCATGGGGCGCCCAGTGCGTTACTGGCAAGCGCGGGCGTTCCAAGTGTGGATTCGTTCTCGAGTATGGCTGGTAATAGTGCACGGCAGTCTGAATGACCTTCTGCTGGACATGCCCGTCCGCACGCGACGGGAACAGGTAGCCCCGCTCGGCTATGGCCAACCGCCTCCGAACGACTTTCTCCGCGCGCCCCACCAGGGGCACCCGTAAGTCTGTCGCGTCATCGCGGTTTGCATTTTTCGTCTTTGCCTTCGGGATCGTCCACCAGAGGCCGTCCGCCTCTTCGGTGATTTCCTGAGCCTCCATGGCGACAATCTCCGCGCCCCGTGTATCGGTCCAGAGGTACAGCGTCAACACGTCATCGATGAGCGCCGAGAAATTCGGAAGCCATCGAATAAGCTCGCCAGTTTCGCGTGGCGTCAGAACTCGCTTTGCCGTGCCCACCTGCTTTCCGGCAATCCGCTTGCCGGTGCTCCGCAAGCGCCCCCGCATGATTTGCCGCCACCAGTTTGGTACGGACGGTGCGAGGCGGCCGGAATCATAGGCGTAGTCCCAGGCCGCACCGAGTTCGGCGCGCAGCTTGGATGCCTGCACGGGAATGGCCGCAAACGACTGAAGAAAGTCGAAGGCCTGCGACCGCGTAATTGAATCCGGCTTAGCGTCGCCCAGGGCGCCGAGCATGGTGTCGAACATCCGTCGAACCTCCTTCGCGCCTTTCAGCTTCCGACGCAGCTCGACGTGCCCTGTGAGGTAGTCATTACAAAGCCGTCGCACGGTATAGCCGACGGCGTCCGGTACAATTTCTCCGCTCTCGGCAGCACGCGCTGCCGCACGGCCCAAACGTTTTTCCGCCGCAACGTCGCGCCCACTATCGCGCGCAGCGCGCAGCTTTTCCCATTCGGCAATTGCAGCTGCCGGCGACATTGCCGGCCACGCTCCGATTTTGGTCTGCTTCATTCGACCGTCGACGGGAGATTTGTAGCGGTAGATCCACGTGCGGCGTGTCGAGCTGCAAACCAGGCGCAATCCTGGGAATTGATCGAGAGTCATGTGCTGGCCAGGCGTGAGAAGCTTGGCAGCGCGAGCATCAAAGTACATGGCGTAGCTTTTTTTCGGCGTAGGTTTTGCTGGAAACCGTGGCCTGGAACATGGCGTAGGTTTCACAAGATCATACGGCAAAAAGCTACGCTGAACGCACGAGTGTAGGCGAGTGACGACGAGCGTAGAAAACATTCAACCCGAAGCTGGGGCACCCAATAAAGTGGCGCCCAGTAAGGATTCCCGAGGTGAAGTGACAGTGAACTCCGATTCTACGGGGCGGGATATTTCGCAGCACACGCCGATGATGCAGCAGTACCTGCGTCTGAAAGCGGGCCACCCGAACACGCTCGTCTTCTACCGCATGGGCGACTTCTACGAGCTCTTCTTTGAAGACGCCGAAAAAGCCGCCCGCCTGCT